ATGATACGAATATTTTTCATGCACCATAACTAAATTCACCTTTAGCAATAACATTAAGTTTTTGCATTACTTCTTCGGTGAAGTATTCTTCGGGATTTGCTAAGATTTGTTTTGCATAGATTTTTTTACCATCCATCTCATAACGTCCTGCAGTGTTCTTCCACATTCCCCCAATTTCACCAAGTTCAAGAAGACCATAATGCTTATCAAGACCACGTTCATCATAAAATAATCTAATTTCAACTTGTTTATTTTCTTTACTCAATCTAGATTTTTTTGTTGTTGCCCGAATAATATTTCCTACAACTTCTGTTCCATCTTTTTCTTTTGACTTAGAAAGATATATGATTGTTGATGATGAATACATCAATCCAGATCCACCTGACATTTGCTTACCACCATAAAGACTCATACTTTCATAGGTGTGATTTGTCACGAGCATTGGTATTTTTGCCTGACCCAATTTAAGAGTCAACATTCTAAAGGCGCCCTTAATCAGTTGTGCCTTAGTCATATCACGAGTATCCTTCTCGGCAAGTGTATCTGTGATTTCTTTATTTGTAGAGAGCATACCCAAAGAATCTAATACGAATATACAAGGACTCCTTTCACTCTTTGGTTTTTTGAGATATAAATCAACTGCCTTCAGAGTCTTATTACGGAAATCTTCAATCGTGACTACATTGACAACCACCAGGCGAGTTGTGTCAATTCCCCTGCCTTCCAAAAGGGATTTTGTGATTGCTGCTTCAGTATCAAAATACAAACAGTATCCAGTAGGATTATTATCAAGGAAATTCTTAACGACGGCAAGACTGAAGAAAGTCTTTCCAGTAGAAGTTTCCCCTGCGATTGCAGTAATCTTGTTCCCAGAAACACCACCAAAGATGCTACCAGATACAAGAGCGTTAAAAATGTAGCTGCCAGTATCCACATATGTTTCAGTTTCATCAATTTCTGATGCAAGTTGTGTGTATTCTCCACCAATCTCTTTTACAATATCTTTTAAAAAATCCATAATTTAATTACTCTCTTTGACATAAACATAATTGGGGTGTTTAGACTTATAAGCATCCACCTGCTCCTGTGTTTTCAAAAATACAGAAAGAGTTGTATTTGGATGCTCTTTAAAATAATACTCAACTTTAATTAGATCTTCCATCAGATTACCATCCCGTATTGTTTGCGTAAGGTTTTTTTGTAGGGTCCATCAGGTTCGGCATCCCGAACACTTTTAACGGTATTTAATTTTTGATACAACGAAGTATCACCACCGAGTCTTAATGAACTTACGATTGTTGCAAGTTCTTTGTCGTTAATAGGTAAGTCCATTAGTTAAAAAATGACTCCAAGGTTGTTGTTTGTTCTGTTTTCCACCCAATTGCATCAAGGATAGATTTAAGTGGTTCAAGAAAACTCTTTTCAAATTGTAGTTCATAATCGATGTATTTGTCAAGACCAAGTTCTGTAGGAAAGTCTTGAATGAAAGAGATTATATTTTCTTGAATGATATTTGGTTTTTTAAGGTAGATGAATTTAATCTTCTCACCATTACCAATAAGTGAATATTTATTAGTCAGGTTCTTCTCCTTAATATAGTGATTAAAAAGAAGTGCCCCACGAACGTGAATAGGAGTTCCCTTAGAATAAATGTCTGAATGAGAACGATACTTACGAACATCAGATGCGGTTCTTGGAAAGGCAATTTGTTCGGGAGGAAGTTGCTTAAACTTGGTACGGCAATTACCAATATACTCAATGACTTCATCTTCTGTACCACTCATCATAATCTTCAATCCGTCCTTAATCATCTGACGACAAGGAGCAGGAGTAGAAGATTTGACTGCCTCAATACCCATCATCTTAAGTTTGGGTTCTTCATAACGAACACCTTCACTATCCCAGACATTGAGAATGTAACGCTTCTTAGCAGTCCAGATTCCACGATCAGCAATATTCTCTCGCTTCATCTGCATCTTCTGGTCGTATGCATTCACATAGTCCGCCAGTTCTTGGTAACAACTTTCAATATATTTTTCAAGTTCCACCTGAGATACTTTATCAAGGAAAGACACAACACTCTCAGTAGTTTTTTCTTTTCCCTTATATACAGTCTCTACCAAAGGACCCATATTAAGGTAGATGGAATCAGTATCCGAAGCAATCACATAATCAACATCCTTTGTCTTAAGAATTTTGTTTAAGTACTTGTTAAGTTTTTCCTCAATCCAACGAATTGAAACTTGTCCAGAAAGAGTAATTGCCTCAGCATTTGCTAATTTAAAATAACGGAAATACTGATTCCCAATAGCACCATAAGCACTGTTAAGTTGAATCTTCCTTGCCATTTGGATGTTATTGCACCTTGCAATCTCCTTGACAAGGGCATTAGTTGGCGTCTTCTCATATTGTTGCTTTGCCTCAATCATTTTCTTCTTATAGATGGTGCGATCTTTATAGATTTTCTCCATCAGTTCTGGAAGAAATCCACGAACATCTTTACGATACATTGCACCATTAGCACATACCGCATATTCCTTATAAGGTTCGAAATCAATCTCTTGATTCAAAATCTTATCAACAGTTACAGATGGATGCCTTTGTTCCACCAGAGTTTCTGGTGAAATATTGTACTGCATAATCAAATGGGGGTATAGACTATTTAAGTCAAAATTGACAACATAATCATACACACCAGGAATTGGTTCTTTTACATAGGCGCCAGCATACTTAGAATCTTTGTCCGATTTAACATTTGGAGGAATCACAATATTTTTCTTTTTCAGGTAGTTGTAGATAATTGTATCCCACATTCGTACCTGATAAAATACATCAGAGTAATTGACTTTAGCATCATATGCCATTGTTAAAGCAAGTTCAATCAGTTTCATCTTGTCTTCCATACGGTCAACAAGTTCCACGTCCTTGATGTTGTATTCAATAAACTTCTGCCAACCTTTAGTATAGAAATCTTTGAATGTATCAAACTCACTGTGATCTAACTTCTGTTGTCCCAGTTCTACTTGGGCAATGTAATCCAAACGATATGATTCCTGCACCTTATAGGTAAATTTTTTATAAAGATTCAAATAATCAAGTTGACTGACTCCACCAACATCATAAGAGACGTGCTTACGTCCAGTAATAAATATCTCCTTTTCAGTTACCAATCCCCAAGGAGATAAACGTTTCATTAGTTTTTCACCAAGAACACGATCTATGCGACGAACCAAATATGGGATGTCATACAGTTCACTATTCCAACCAGTAATGACTTCTGGAGTATTCTCCTCAATCATCCACCAGTGGATAAATGCATTTAACAAATCATATTCGTTTGTGAAGGCACGATAGTTTACATTGCTCTGTTGATTATTAAACTTACCAAGTCCCCAAGTATTGATCTGTTTTGTATTGTAATCTTGAATTGAAATCAATAGAACTTCTTCTGCAGCACTTTCCACATCAGGAAATCCATTCTCAGATGCAACCTCAATATCGATTGTAGTTACTTTGATTTTGCTAATATCAAACTTGAGTTCATCTTCGGGATAAGTCTCAGAAATGTACTGATAGATATATCGGTCATTTCCAGAAATATTGAAACCCTCTATGCCATCATACTTCTTAATAAAGTCCCTACATTCTCTTACAGTTCCGGGTTGCACTGCTTCAACATATTCACCATTCAGAGTTTTGTATTGTGTATTCTTTTTTGAGGGGACAAAAAGAGTCGGGTAAAACTTCTCACGAGTCATGAAATGTCTACCATTTTCATAACCACGAACCAAGAAGTGGTCCCCGACCATCTGAACGTTTGTGTAAAAGCGCATTATGCAGTTAGTTCAAGATACTTTTCAATAATTTCAGGAGTTGGATCTGCAATTGTAAGAATACTATCAGAATGAATCATAAATTCAGTTTGATTTGTAACTTCCTCGGTCCAACGTCGGAGGTCATCTTCACCAAAAAATCGATAAGGATTAATTAGTTTACAATCAGGTTCCCCAAGTTCAGAACCCACCTCAACAATTTCAGTAATCAATACTGTGTCAATCTTCAATAGAAGACACTTCACGTTCCGTTCCATTTACTTTTTCCTCATACATTTCTTTAATAGTTTTGACTGGTTCAACAATAGTTACAATCCAGTCGGAGCGAACTGGAATCTCATCATCACTGGTGAAGAGAATCCAGGAGGAGAATGTAATACTTACAGAATCAGATTCCGTAGGTTGTTCTGTTAAGAAGACTGAATTACTAACTTGAATTTTATGGGGGTTTGTAAAAAGATACCCACATACTTTTTCGTCAGAAATCAACTCCTTAATATCAGCAATTACCGATTCTCCGGATTTTAATAGAGCAATCTTTACAGACATTTTTAGTTTTCCTCTCAAGTTATTATAGCACAAAAAAAGGGGAGGTGCAACTGGATTTTGCCAGTTACCTCCCTGCAGCAACGATAGTTTAGCTCAATATTATTTAGTTAAGTTGATAGACCTTCTTCTTTTGATGTTCTGGAATAACTCTATTTAATTTAATAGTGAGTAACCCATTTTCAAAAGAAACATCTTTAACTTCTACATCATCAGATAAAGTCCAACTACGAGTGAATGCCCTCTTTGCTAATCCTTGATGCAGATACTCATTATCAGTATCACTA